AGACAACAGCCTTGGAAGCTGCAGCGGTACCTGCAGATACACTATCAAGAACACCCAATTCCGCCGTAGAAATTGTAACAGCGTCAAGTGTCAACGACGTGTCGCCGGTGATGGTGCCACCGACATTAATTGAGCCGAAAGTTGAAGCACCAGTTGAGGTGATCGCACCGCAACCAACAGTGCCAATAGTAGCAATGTTTTTGCTAGCATCCAAGACAACAGCCTTAGAAGCAGCCGCAGTGCCTGCGGTTACACTATCTAGGACTCCGATCTCCGCAGTGGTGATCGTCGTAGTGTCGAGGGTTAGGCTAGTGTTTACCGTTAAAGTACCATCGATATTTGTGTTTTGGAAAAGATTGATTTTGCTGCCAATATAATCAATTGCTCCGCCGTTGTAAAAGGAAATTCCTCCCGCTTTCGTGATGGATCCCGATTCCATGCTCAGACCGCCGGTGTATACACCTTCAGCGAATTTCGCCGTTGTTGCGGTTGAACCTGAAAAGGGAGCCAACTGACTCGCGTTTACTAATGTTTTTGCCATTCATTTTACCTCCATAGTTAATAAAAAGCACCATAAAAACGTTTTGTTTTATGGGGGTCTTACCATCTACCGAAGATACTATTACGCAGCAGCGCTGTTACGACTCTGAGCTTGGCTCATCGGCGCGGACAAAGCTACCCTGTTCCTCTTCCCCTACGGGAAAATTCAGAGCATAATCGACAGTGGGTTCGACATTATAAGTAGTCCGAAGGTCTGTGATTTGTCGCTGCATCTGCTCATTTAGCGCATTATTTACTTTGAGGAAATCGACTCTCTCTTTCTCATGTCGAATAAGCAATTCTCCGCCCAAACCTTTAAGTCGTTTGATTGATTCCATTGTTTCATACAAAGGCATCAAATCATCCCTATTGATGGGGATTGCCGGGTCAGAACAAAATTCAGGCTCTGATGGCTCTTCCTTTTCTTCCTCGGGTGGGGCGCTCTCTTCTTTTTCCTCAACCTCAATATACTCCTCCGGAGTTTCTAAGGCTGTCTTAAGTTTATTCCATGATTTTTTCCACATAATATGCTCCTATTGCTTTTGTTTATGTTATGGTGATTACGAGTTTTTAACGTAGCTAGCTACCAGTCTGTCACCGTCTTCCGGTGCGTAATCTAGTGTAATCGTGTTGCTACTGATTGTGTAGTCGGCGGTGGCGCCGGGTGTAAGAACTAGTCCGTTGTGAACTAAAGTGACGGTGCCAGCGCGGGGATTGCTTGTTAGCGTAAAAGTTTTATTTGTGCCATTCAGCGTTCCAACGACTGCTTGCAAGGTTATAAAGTCTTCATGTTTGATGACATCATCCTCATCAACGCCGGCGCCGCTACTGGTGGTGTGGACCTTTCCAAAATGAACCTGCCCTGCCATCATCTCTCTCACAGAGCGCAATGAATTGGCACTAGAGTATCTTATAAACTCTTCCGGTACTGTGCCGGCACCAACAAGCATAACGCTTTCTCGCGGCATGACAATCGATACTGCATTTTCTCGTATTGACAGTTTGGGTTTGGGGTCGTTTTCCCCGCCACCAATAATGTAGCCCTCAAGCTTGATTGTTATATCCGTTCTCAGTACACGTTCTTCTTCCTCAAGCGTTGCCAAGTTGTTATTAAAAGAGAAGTCCTCTATCTTTGCATCAAAAATGTGCGTTTCGTGGCTGCAGCGGATCCAACTATGGTTGCCAATGTTGCTGTGCATACCTTGCAGGATCTCGTTCATTTGTGTATGGAAATCCGTTTGAATTGAAAGCTTATATTCGACCAATACACGGACGGGCATTGGCATCGAAATGGTTTCATACACAATTCTACCATCTTGCTTGTCAACATACATCTTCAAAGCACCCCTGTTTGGCTTAGTATCTCCGTCATAATCGCCTCCGGAGAATTTCTGTTTTTGGGCTGCAGTTCTAAATGCCGATGTCTTGTCCTGTTTAATACGGCGAGCAACAACAATAGAGCCGCCCTGAGGATCGAGTTTTGAATGTGTACTTTGTAAGTTTGCAGGCATCGAGCCCATTCTTGACGGGTCTTTTGTGATCGAAACCCTGTCAATTGCCATCATTGGCAGAATCAACATGCCGCCACTGTCGCGAAGGTCTTTGTTAGCCTTGATTTGATGCGCTCTTTCCGCACCAACCCAGATCACCGGCACCTTTTTCCAGCCTTTGCTGGTGTTAGTGTGCAGGTCACACTTGTCGTTAACCCAGTTGAAGATGGCGGTATCCATCGTCTCCGGAGTAGATGCCGCAAACTCTAGCTCTTGCAATTTTGATAGATTTTCAAAGGTTAATCTATCTGAGTAATGATCACTCGCCATCGAACACGTCCCTCCTTACCTTCACGCACTTAGCGCTGATTTCCATCATATGCTCAATCTGTCCAAAGACCCGGGTAGGTTCAGACACCTTGACCAACTGATAGAACTGTGTACCATACCGTAGCATGTCGCCTTCCCGAACAAACAAGTCCTGATCTTCGGTCAGACGCCTCTTATGAAAGTGTACCGTCATTGTAGTGATCTTATCGATACCCAAAGCATCAGCATAGATAGTTTCCAACCCTTCCCATTCGACCAACGCCTTCACTAGAACTGGTGGCAAATATGTCTTGTTCAGCGCCTCCCCGTACAATGGATGGTAGTTGGTGTGTTCAATATCAAGCGGAAAATACAGGACTTCTTGTCCGATGACCCTTTCAATAAGCTCATCATTAACCTGCTTAACCAGATCGCGCTCTTTCTGTCCGGTGAACAGTGGGCTAGGTGGTTGTTCTGGCTGCTTCCATTTATCTTTAGGGTCCGACATAGCTTACTCCTAAAATACGAAGATCGACAATGGGATCTTCGCCTGAATCTTATTAACTTGATCCACTTTGTCGGCATCGCCTTCCATCAGCTTGTTGTAGGTCAACTCATCGAGCAGTTCTTTGAGTTCTGTCCTCAGTGCGTCCTGTTCATCCTTGCCCTGCGTCAACAAAGCTTCGCCATTAAGTGTAACGGACTCTCCGGGGATAGGAATTTGGCCAAACTTGCTTCTTACTTGCCCCAAAGTCTCTTTGCAGAGCGCCAAAGCGAACCTGCGGATCCATTGCTTACCAATCGAGTTGATACTGTTGTAAGGAATGTTCTGGAACGGGACATTATTAAGGTTGTTCACGCCATCAATGCCAATATCAGCAGAGCCACTAGTTTCCCATGGCTCAGTCGGAATAGTGAACTGAATCCAAAAGTATTTTGGACTTGAACTGACTGGCTTGGGGAAAAGCCTAAGCTGGTTGTTCTTTAGCTCAAATGAGTAGTGCGAGTTTCTGGTATAAATAGAGTCCTCGAATGCCATGGACTGTGCCTTGTTCTGCCAAGCTGGGATGACCTCAAATGTAGAATCATCTGAGTACTGTCCGTAGTTCGACAAGTTGCCGACTGTGTTCAAGCCACCGTAGTAGCCGTAGAATCGCCACATCGCATGCGGTGTTCTATAAAAAACTTTTCTAACTGTCAGGTGCTTCTGTCCGACCAAGCCGGCGAAGTTAACCGTGTTGCCAGCGGCGTCCTCACCTGAGTCTGAGGCATCCTGAATGATAGAATCTAAGTCATAATCTTGTTGGTTAGTTACTGTCCTGAATGAGCAAGAGTATTCGGTAGTGTTACCACCTACGCCAGCATCGCCAGCCATACCTTCGGCAACGCGGCGAGCATATGCGAACTCGAATCGAGGATACTTCATTGCAATGCCACCGGCACCGCTCAAGCTGGAGGAAAGTTCTCCTGTCTTGAGTTCTCCATCGTGATCAAATGTCCCAGTCATGGAGCCAAGGTAATCAGAAAGAGTGTTCTTGGCTTGATGAGAATTAATAATGTATGAATATTCTAATACCGACTCTTCATACGCGGCATACACATTTCCCGTTGTTATTTCAATATCCAATACATCGCCGCCTAACTTTTTGTAGACGTACGCAACCTGATCAGAGGCTCCGGACACAAAGTCATGGGAATCTGAATAGATACCATATGGCAAAGCCGAAGTTACATCACCAGTTGATCCTGTGGACGTTAGTATTACTTTGCTTAGATTGCTTTTGGGTGTTAGTTCTGGGTGGCTCATTCATTTTATCCTCCGTAACGTAATTAGTTTCTCAAAGTGGAAAACCCCGCCCCTTGAGGGGCGGGGAAAGATTTAAACCTTATTATAAGCACAAGCTTCGATTAGGAAGTTGTAACAGATCCGTCAATCTGAGCATTTCCGAAGAAATACCAAGAAGTGCCGTCACTGTACAATTCAATCCACATGCCTTTCTTGGCAGTAGTTCCAATGATAACATTAGAAACTCCAGTTGCACCAGAAGAGCCGGGAGCATCGTCGCCGGTGTCAACTTCAGACTCGCTGACGTTACCGAACATAATCGCCGAACCAGCAGCAATCGTAATTGCGCCAGTGGGCGTGTCCTCAGTTACCATACAACGGTAGTGAAGTCCAGCAGCAACGCTGGGGAGAGTGAGCGAAAACGCTCCGCTCGAAGATTCAAGGAAAACAAGTCTTCCTGATTCCAGTGGGTCGAGAGTCTTGTTAGACCCTACACTCAAAGTTGCCCGTTGATACGACATACCCTTGAGAAGTTTAAC